CCGTGGGGCTTAGTCCGTACTCTCCCCGGCACCAAACCCGGCGACGGCGTCTTTATTGCCGAGATACCCGACGTAACTAGGGGCCATTGGAACGACATCGGGGCCATGTCAGACTTAAAGCAGCGTGTGTCTGCCGCAAGTGACGCCCAGCAAGGCGTTCCGACTGCTGATGGCATACGATCTGCCACGGAAATACAGCGACTAACCCAGCTTGGCTCTCAAAGACTAGGTGTTATTGCCCGTATCATGTCTTCTACCTCTGTTCGCCCTCTTGTCAGAATGATGGTTGGCAACTTGCAGGACGCTTTAGAGTACGAAGGTTCACTTCGCATCATGGGTACTGATAGCCCCGGCGAGCTTAACAATATGATAAAAGACGACTACCTCGACTTCGACCTGTCGATGATACAAGGGGACGTAGACTACCTCATAGTCGACGGAACTCTCCCTGTAGAACCCACACGATCCGCTGAGACTTGGATGAACATGCTCCAAGTTATGAACCAAACTGGCCTGAACATGGAATACAAGATGGGCAAGATAGCTGAAGAGGCTGTCCGATCTATGGGCGTGTCTGACCTCGACCAGTTTAAAATCACCGATAAAGAAGCGTCACAAGGCATGTCTCCCTCACAACAGCAGATGCAGATGGAACGTATGCGTGGAGCCAGCGTTATGCCCCAAGAGCAGATGCAGCAGCAAATCCAAGCTGGCAACTTAAAGCGCCAAGGAGAATAAGATGACCAAACCAACAGCCGCTAGTATTGAAGCCTCGACCAAGCTCACAGGCTTACAGCGCCAATACATTAAGGCCGTCGCAGAGGAAGCAGCTAAACTTGCCACTAACGCAGTGCGCGACGAGCTGGTGCAGCTCGTTATAATCAACGGTCAGTACAACGACGCAGACCTAAAGAACCGCGTGTCTGGCCTAGAGCGTCAGTACGAGCAGGACGAAAAATACACGCTCACCCGCCCCAAGATCATCGCCTTAATGCAAAAGTTGGGGATGGAATAAGTGAGGACGACTTGCCCTGAGATAACGGTTAAATTGTCCAAGAACACAGGCAAGGCTTAACATGGCGTTTACACGACCCACTGGCGAACAGATTAGTTTCCGCAGTTCCAAGACTGGGACGCATGTACTTGATGCGTATTTAGAAGAGTGCGAGCAAGGTACGTTCTCTCTCCCAGTCTTAATGCAAAACCTGTTCACCAATACTGGTGGCCTCAACCCCACGGCCTTGCAGTTCCGCGTGTCCGAGACAAGTTCGACGAACCCAGTCTTTCAAGCACGCTTTGGTCACTACACTGACCCTGACGCTGGATGGTTCGACACGAACCAGAACTTCTTTAACCAACGCGGAGCCTACGCGGCTGGCACAAACTACAAACGACTAGACATGATCCAGAGCGGTCAGAAGGTCTACATATGCGTCACCCCGCATACGTCAGGCGCAGTCCTCGACGTAACCAAATTTGTGCTGTTCTTCGACGGTGACGCCATCCTATCCGAAGTCCAAGAATTTAAGACCAACTCAGAACCGCGACTTGATCGGCTTGAGGAAGCCGTCCTGCTCGACATTGATGTCCTTTAAGGAGGCAAAACCATGAGTACGAACTCTTTGAAAGAACTGGTCGACGCAATCAAAACGCGCGGCAAAACATTAGCAGATGATACTGGCGCATCAGCCGCAACCTCACGCGACTTAGTGTATCTCTCGACAGCAGCCGAGCGGCTGTTTGGCGCAGACGCTATGCTCAGTATGATTAACGAGGCCACCAAGCCTGCCGAAGTCGTCAGCGTAGGTCTTGCGACAGCCGCTACGGTAACACTCACCGACGAACAGGTCGCTCGCACAGTCGTTAAGATCACCAACTCAGACAGCAGCAACGCTCAGTCTGGCTTTGTCGTAGTCGCGCCCAGCAAAGGCGTAGCATTTATCATCGACAACGCTCTGCCTGTCCCTGTCACAGTCAAGGCATTGAACCAGACAGCCAACATCCCGTCTATCGCAGCCAACTCTACGGGCTGGGTATTCTGCGACGGGACTAACTACGCGCACGTCATCGACACAGCCGCAATTGCACAGGCAGTCACCACGCCTATGACAACCGCAGGCGACATGATGTATAAAGAGGGAACATCGTCGGCGTCAGTTGTGCAGTACACTGTCCACGTCCGTAATTACGGAGCGGAAAGCTACTACTACATTAAGCCACAATCCCCTGAAGGGCGCGGGTTCCATAGCGGCTATGACAAAGCCCCGACTTTCCCCATGCAGCCGGGTATCAGTTACATCTTCGACGTATCGGACGCATCGAACACGGGCCACATATTCTCGTTCTCGACTACGTCGGACGGTACGCACAATAGCGGCACAGACTTGGCCTCATTCGACGCGACTAGCACAGTCCACGTCACCCGCAGCGGCACGGAAGGTTCTGCCAACGCGACAGTCACAGTCGCAATGCCAGCCACACCGAACGTCGCAACCTTGTTCTACTACTCCCGTGGCACAGACAGCGCGACCTTCGACACCATTGGCCTCGGCGGTCAGATCAACGTGCTTACCAGCACAGCCGTCACCCGCTTACCTGTCGGTGACTACGGCGACACGCTTGGCATCGACAAGTACACAGGCAAACCAGTGTGGCAAAACTGGGGAGCAAACGAAAGCCGCAAGGTTGCGTGCTTGGCCAACGACACCACAGGCATATGGTCAGGTGGACGCTACAAGTTTGCCAACTACATCGACGAAGCCACAGGCACTATCGGTGATCCAACTTACCCCTACGCCGCGAACACAGGCACATGGGATCATATTTGCAACACACAACAGTCCGTACATTGGAACACCGCAATCGTTTGGAACCGAGGTCGTTTGGAACCTACGACTTGGGGCCAACAGTCTGAGGGCTGCACGGGCAAAGCCTACAACGGCGACAGTATGTGGGAAGTAAACGGCGTGGCACGCAACGGCGTAGGTCAAGCTGGTTTCGGCAAGAACGACGACAACACAGAACCATCGGATTGCATACAGGTCGTTAGAAACTGCCAAGTTTGTATGCACCTTTACGCCAACGGCGACCTATACATTACGGGCCACGGCGACGAAGGCCAACAGGCTGATGGCGCAAACGTAGACAGAAACTATTTCCACAAGGTCAACTTCCCATCAGGCGCGGGACGTGTGCGTCACATCGTTAGCAACCAAAGTGCCTCAAGTGAAGTAAACGTGTCCTGCATGGTGTTGATGGAGGACGGCGACCTCTATAGCTGGGGCTATGGCGTCAACGGCTCTCTCGGCCTTGCAAACGTCCTGAACTACAACACCCCGCAGAAGGTCACAGCGTTTGATAAAAACGTCAAGTCTGTGTCCATGTCTGGTGGTAGTTACTCACATTGCATCGCGCTCACAACTACTGGCGAAATGTATACGTGGGGCTATAACGGATACGGTCAGCTAGGTCGCGGCAACACGACTACAATCCACAACAGCCCTACCGAGATTACTGTCAGCGGTCAAACCCCCGTGAAGTGCATCGCCACTGGCGGCGGTTCATACGGTACGATCACTGTGCTTATGGCCTCTGGTCGTGTGTATCAGTGTGGCTACAACAGCGTTGGTCAACTCGGAAACGGCAACACGACGCAGCAAACGACGCTAGTTCAAGTCGGCGGCGGCATCGGTACAGACGCTAACAAGCATTGCATCGACGTGTTTCCTCACGGTCACTACGGTAGTGACGTTTGGTATCTGATGGAGGACGGCAAGCTCTTTTACAGTGGTGGTAATTGGAGCGGCATTGGCTCTATCGGCAACGCGACTACGAACATAAGTACGCCAGTAGAGTGTACCTCAGACCTGACGTGGGTGAGTACAATCACGTCTTGCATTGGGAACACCAGCACCTCTTACATGTACGGGCAAGCCCTGTTTATGGTGCATAAAACCAAGGAAGACCGCATCGCCCGTAAGAACGGTTGGATGTACCTGTCTGGCTATTGGACTACCGTTGGCCCCGGTTGGTACGATGGCGTAAATCCAATCAATTCAGCCAAGCCCCCTGTGTTTCCGCAAGGTGTAAACGGCACGTTCATACAGGCAATGTGTAACGGCAACACTGGTCAGGGGTCGGGCTACAACCCGTCTTACTTCGCCTTGGACGACAAGGGAGACGTTTATAATTGGGGTTACGACAGCAGCCAAGTTCTAGGCGGCGAAGGCAACCGCAACATCCCCGTCAAGCGCATCCAATAGGAGACAAAAAATGTACGACACAGCAGCATCAAAAATATACAGCGTACCCGCCGAGCCTTGGGGCAACCCAACGTGGGAAGCGGGTAAGGTTCGCTCACTTCTCCAAATGGACGGCGTGGTCTACTACAGCGTCCTCGACAGCTACGCTAATGAGTTCAAGGCCTCAGTCTCAGGCGAGAAAGTTGTAACAAACAAGTACGTCTTGCAGCAGATCGCAGAACGCTCACCTAAGATCATGGGCGACGCAACGAACAAAGCCGCGCTGGGCGTCAACGAAGGCACGGACGCCTCGGCAATCTCCACTGACAAGGCAGCATACGAAGCCGCGTAAGAAAGATATGCAGCATGGCACAGGTGACGACCTATAGATTGACCAAGCCAGAGATCGAAGCCATGCTGCAACAAGCGGCCCAGCAGGGTGCGCGGGAAGCTCTCACACGCATAGGCTTGTCCGACGACAACGCCCCTCACGACGTCAGAGAACTGCGCCAGCTTATAGACGGCTGGCGCGACATCAAATCAACAGCCGTCAAGACATTAGTGCGCTGGGCCATACTTGGTATCCTCGGCATACTGTCAGTCGGCGCATATGTAACGCTAGGCAAATGACCCCCAAACAAAAACAAGTCGCAGTAGACGCCATGCTCAAGTCGAAAGGCTGGCAGGTAATTAAAGACGAGATGGAGAAATCCATTCTCCAAGCCGCATATCAACTATGTGATGGCCCAGCCATGACCATAGAAGACGTGCATTTTCGTCGCGGTTCCATGTGGGCCGCGAGGAAGTTTGTCGATCTCCCTGACGTAGTCAGCCAAATCTTAAACAACGATATTTTGATGGACGCTGCCAACCGAGGCGAGCTTAAACAGGACGCTACGGCTTCCTAAAAACAACCCGCTACGGCTGGTAAAGGAAAAGAAAATGGCAGAGCAAGACGACGCAATGATCGCACAGATCGCATCACAACAACTAGGCGCAGCCCCAGCCCCAGACGGGCAACCTGCTCCTGTACCCGCAGGCCCACCGCAAGCAGCCCCAGCAGGCCCACCGCCTGAAGCACCGACGACCGACATGGAGACAGCGCAAGCAATCGCTGGCCCAGAGACAGAAGGCGATAACCTGCAAGCCGAAGCCTTTATCGAAGTTGACATGGGTGACGGCCAAAGAAAAACTATGTCGGCTTCACAGATAGCTGGCATGAGCAATCGCTATAAAGCTCTGAACCACGACAACGCTACGCGCTACAAGCCAATGGAACCTGCGCTACAGCTAATTGAAGAGGTTATGGCAAACGCTACACAGGCAGGCCATGACGTGTCGGGCGACGACATGCGTCAATTCCTACAAGCCTCAATAGAAGCCTACACCAAGAACCCGACACTGGGCGACCAACGCGACCCAACGCCCGACCGACCAGATGGCCAAAACGACAGCCAGATTGAGCAGGAAATCTCTCAATGGGAGAACGACAATGCGGTCAAGCTGCCGCCGATGTATCGGCAAGGCTTAGCTTTAATCAACCAGCTTCAAGCCGAAAACGGTCAGATGAAACAGATGATGCAAGGGATTGTCTCTCAAGCTCAAGGCGTCAACCAAGAAGCTGGCCAAGCATTGCAGTCTGCGTCTGGGCAAGCAGACCAAGCCTACCGTCAACAAGCGGCTAACAACTTAAATCAAATGCAAGCTCAGTTACAGTTGCCAGACGAAAGCCAAGACGACTTTTTCAACTTTGCGTATGGCCGAGGCTACACTGAGGCAGACTTCATCGACCCAGAGCTGACATACAAAATTGGCCAAGACTTTGCGGCTAACCAGAACCAGCCAGAGATGGCTAGGCTTCGCGCATTAAACGAGAAGCGCCAAGCCTTTACTGGCGCAGTTAATCCAATGCCGTCAGGCGGTGGAGCATTAGCCGCAGCTCCGAATGCAGACCAGCAATTTATGGATGCAGTTGCATCGCAAGCCATGCAAAAACG